TGGGTGGCGATCAGGAGGGCAGGCGGAGCACACCGACGGTCACGCTCGCGGCGCTGTCCCAGTTCAGGTACACGCTGCCGTCGGCCTGCCGGTACTCCGACCCGAACGGGCCTGCGACGAACGTCTTGCCCGCGGGCACGGTGATGACACGGGAGGTGACGGCGAGGCCGTCCGGCGCGGCAGCCGGGTTGACAGGGATGGTGCACGTGTGGCTGGCGGCGTCGGCGTTCTTGATGACGACGACCTCGCGGCCGTTTGTCAGGAACGAGTTGCCGTTCGGCGACACCGCGGCGTCGACAGCGCCGAGGACGAGCTCGGCGCCGGCACGGGTGAGCGCCTGCGGGGTGACTGCGGTACGGGCCATGGCGGAGGTGTCCTCCTAGGACGATGAGGTAGCTACTCCCGCCGAGGGTCGCGCCGGGCTGTCACTCGGTGAGCGCGGCCCGGACGACGCAGTCCTTGGCCTCCAGCAGCTTTCGGAGTCCCGCGGACTTCTCCGGCCCGTCGGGGACGTTGTCGGCGATGTGCTCGGCCAGCTCGCCGAACGGCCGGGAGTGCTCCTGGAGCGCGGGCGGCAGGTGCCCGAATCGGAAGTGCTTGAGCATGGCCTCGGTCGCGGCGTGGCGCGGCGGACGGCCTTCGGTGAGGTTCGACATGCACTGAAGGTGCGACCGAGGTGTCACCCCGCCGACTTCGTTGCTTTTGCCTGATTCTTCCGGGTAACAAATACCGTAACTAAAGCAACGAGATCAACCGTACAGATTACTGTCCCAGCCGCATCATGGCCAGATAACACAATCCATGTCGAAACAGTCAGGAACCCAAGGGTCGTAAGGAACGCGATCAACAAGCCAGCCCAACTCAGATAGGCATTCTGACGATCGGCCCAGATGACATGACGTGTTTCCGGCGGAAGACTAGGGTCCAAATGCGGAGCAACAGCTCGACGAGTTACCGGATCTGGGACACCGGACGCCGCAGGCACGTCGGCCGCACTCATTCGAACAACCTGCGAACTAGCGCGGCCGCCCATCTCAGCACAACGAAGAGAACCCCGAGACGCGGAGTGAGCCCGAGGCGCTTGAGAAGGGAAAGCAATGGTGACTGCCGATATTTGAACATAGCGCCCGCAGATTCATTCACGTGACTCAAGGACGTCTCAAGACGCAGAATGTCGAGCTTTTCAAAGGCAGACGAATCGAAAACAGCAGATCGCGCGGCTATCTCACGGATAGACTGCGCGCGTTGTGCAATTTCTGCCTCAGATTTAACACGCGACTCTCTGTACACCGACGCTGAGATGTCAAGCGTGCGCGCAGCCCCGAGCGCGAATGCCGCCAATTTGCGACGTTCAGGGTGTACGACGATTTGGTCGCTCATAGCCCAGATAGTCGCTCAGGCGGACCCGGGTGTTACAGCTCAGACGCTCACTCTTGGTGAACTTGTACCGGGTTGCCAGACTGGTAGCCGTGGCGCCACATCTTCGCCTGTACGCGCCCGGCAACGTTATCGCTGGTGCCGTTCCAGGGGTTCGTGTCGGAGCGGTCGCCGCGCTCGGCGGCGGCCCGGCCGGCATGGAGCGCGGCGCGGGCGAGGGTTGCGGGTGTGCTCATTGGAGCCAGTCCTCCCCTCCGGTGCGGAACTTCGCGTCGCGCGCGGTTTGCGAGTCGCCGAGCAGGTCGGCGGCATAGGCATCGTACGTGATGCGGCCGTGGTTGTCCCACCAGAGTTTCAGTTCGTCGGACGCGTATTTCCTTGCGCGGGAGGACGTTCCGGTGAACAGGCTCAGCGGGTCGACGCTGGCGGCCTGGCCGGCGGCGTTGAGCAGGTGGCCGCGGGTCTCGTCTTCGGCGTCGAGGTACCGGTCGTACACGAAGTCGCGGAACGCGGCGCGGGCGAGTTCGTCGAACCCGCGGCCGGTGTAGCCGCGGGCGCGCAGCGACTCGATCGCGCGGTCGCGGTGCTGCTGCTCGACGGATCGGCCGTACGCCTCGGCCGCGGCGGATTCCTCGTCCCATCCGGCGTCGATCAGCTTCTCGAAGTGGGCCCACTGCTCGGCTTCGCGTTCGTCGGCGGCGCGCTGCCGGCCGTCGGCCGGACTCGGCAGTTCCGCGGCGTTGACCGCTTCGCGGCGTTCGAGTTCGCCGATGATCGCGTCCATCGCGTCGAAGTCCTCGGCGTCGGTCGCGTGGGTGAGGTACGCGTCGAGGTCGTCGTCGGACATGGCGCCGAGGTCAACGGCCTTGGCGTTGACGCGCTCGACGGCCTCGCGTGCGGCCTGGCGCGCCTCGTCGCGGTCGAGGCGGAGCCGGGCCGTGGTGGGCGGCTCGGCGGCAGGCGCCGGCCGGAGCGCGGGCGTCGGCTGCTGCTCGGCTGCGGGGCGGGCGGTGGTGGGGGTGACGGGGCGTTCGCGGTCGCGGCGTCGGTTCTGGCCGGTGGCGTCGGTGTGCTGCCGGATCGCGGCGGAGTTCGCACGGATGTCGGCGCGGAGCTTCCGGGCCGTCGGGGTGTCGCCGAGCTCGGCGGCCGCGGCCTCGCGGCGCTTGAGCTCCCGCGAGCGGCGCTCGAGCCGACGCAACTCCTGCTGCTGCTTGTAGCCCTCGGGGTTCGACTCGGCCGGCCGGACGACGGTGAGGCCGAGGACGTACGGGTCGGCTCGGTGGGTGCAGTTCGGATGCCAGAAACCGGCGGCCCGGGCGGCGGCGACGGTTGCGGCGACGCGGTGCCCGTCGAGCTCCTGCCCCACGGAGGTCCCGGTGATGGACAGCAAACGGCCCTCCCACGGGCGGCAGAGCTTGCACTCGCGCGGGCTGTCGGAGACCTTCACGACGTCGCGGCCCTCGGCGACCATCTGGTCGAGCTGGCCTTGTACGACGGCCTGGCCGGCGACGGTGCGGCCCGCCATGCGGGCGTAGGTGTCGAGGTGCCACTCACGGCCGGCGGCATCGGGGAACCGGTCCTTGCCCTGGGCGAGCAGGCGGTCGACGACCTGGGCGACGGCGTCGCGGCGCACGATCGTGCCGGTCTGCATGAGCAGTTCAGCGTCACGTGCGGCGCGCTGGTAGAGGTCTTCGTGCGCGCGGATGACGGCCGGCGAGCTGGCCTACGAACCGGCGGGCGAGCGCGTCGACGAGCTCGGGCCGGGACTGGACCTGTCGGCCGAGGGTATCCGCGGTGCGCTGGCCGATGGTGTACGCCTCGGCGAGGGCCTGCTCGGCGAGGTCGGGCGCGGTGATGTCGAGGCGGGTGGTGATGGTGCGGAGCTCGTCGCGTAGGCCGAGGACTTCGCGCGCCTTACGTTCGGCCCAGCCGTCTTGCGTGATGCCGCGGGCGAGCCGCCGCGATACGGTGATGATCATGCGCTCGGCGGCGACGTCCCAGACGTCGAGCAGGGTCTTGAGCACCGCGGCGCCGTCGGCCGGGCTCGCGCCGAGCGGAGCCGCGGCGGTCACTGCGGCGGCTCGCCGCTACCGGGCGGCTGCTGCTGGCCGGGGTCGGGCGGGCCGAACGGCTCGCCACCGGTGAGCGGATCCGGCGCGCGCGGCTTCTCGGCCTTGATGCGCCCGACCTCTTCCTTGACCGCCGTGCCGTCCCACTCGGGGTGCGCCATCTTGACCTTGATCTCGGTCGAGATGGCCTCGGCCTGAGCGAGCAGGTTGATCGTCTCGGCGGTTTCCTTCGGGTCGGCCTGGTCGACCGGCCAGTCGAGTTTCGGGCGCGCGTCCGGCGTCGGGCCATTGAACACGTGCGCGTTGATCAGCATCAGCGTTTCAGCGGTCCGGCGGGTCGCGGGCTTCCAGTACTGCCGCTTGCGGCCCTGCGTGCTGTTCGAGCGGCGCTCGCGGCGGGACATCGCGGTCCCGGAGAGCTGGCCCTCGACGTGTCGGCCGAACGTCTGCGGGGCGTATCCGGCGCGGGAGACGATGTTGTCGACGAGCTCATTCGCGGTGTCGGCGTGCTCCTGCACGCGCAGGGCGAACTGGGCGACCGTGATCGGCGACGGCTTGCCGGAGTCGTCGCTCGGCATCCCGGGCAGCGGGGTGAACGCCTCGGCGTCGAGGTCGAACGCCTTCTCGTTTCCGCCGGGCCGGAGCTTGTTGAAGAACTGGCGGGCGAGGCCGCCGTTGGATGCGCCGACCGGTTCCAGCATTTCCTGTGAGGCGAGGATGCGCCCCTTGCCGAGGCGGATGTCGCGGATCCACGAGTCCCAGGTCTCGTCGAGCGCGTCGAGGTCGGTCTCGAGCCCCTGCAGGTCGGAGCGGCCGTGCGGGGTGTGCACGAGCGGTTGGGGCAGGTCGTTCGGGACGTAGTCCACGAGCAACTGCTTGCCGCGGATGGCGGTGGTGTCGACGGGCGCGCCGTCGAGTCCCTGCGTCACCGGGTGGTCGGTGAGCGGCACCGGGTTGCCGACGTTGTTCTCGCTGCCGAGCCACAGCTCGTGCCGGATCTGACCGGGCTCGTGGTGTTCGAGCCAGCGCAGCGTGTTGTGCGGGTCGTCGTTGAGCACGGTCACGAACGTGACCTCGGCGAGCCGGCCGAAGCGGAACAGAGGGATCGCGTCGGAGTCGCGGACCATGGTCAGGATCGGCTGGTCGGACAGGTTCTTGTCCCACAGCGGGCGCAGGTAGACGCCGCCGAGCGCGGCCGCAGTCTCGGCGCCTTCGAGCAGGGTGTTGGTCCAGCCGATCTCGTCGGCCAGCGTTTCCCAGGCGTCCGTGACCACGGTGGCGCCCTGACCCCAGTCGAGCCGTGGCGAGTCGCCGAAAATCAGCTCTGCGGAGGTGCGGGCGATGTCGGCGGCCAACGGCATGTGCATCTGCCGGGTCTCGCCTTTGCTGCGCTTGTTCGCGTGCCGGTACCAGTAGCCGCCGGGCGCGGTGTGGTGCGCGGTCGAGCGCAGCTTGTGCAGGTCGCCGGACCACCACGCGTGCCAGGACTCCCAGCGGTGACGCATGGTGTCGTAGTACGAGGTGGGTGGTGGCCACGTTGAGCCTTGCTCGATCAGCACCGCGCGAGCGTGGGGCCGTGGTGTCACGGCGGAGCCGTAACGCGTGCGTGCGCGCACGCGACGTAGGCGGAGCACGCACGACCGAGGGGACCACCATGATCAGCATCCGGGGCAGGCTCGCGCTCGTCGCCGTCGCTCTCGTCGGCGCCGGCATCGCGGGCTGCTCGTCCGGCACGCCGACCGCTGCCGCGCCGGTCACCGTCGTCAGCACGGTGACGGTCACGGCGACGCCGACCGTCGCGGCGCCGACGCCGACCGCAGCACCCACGACTGCAGCTGCCGCCGCGGAGTTCCCCAAGTTCGTCCCCAAGTCGAAGATCGACAAGCGGTATGCGTCGAGCATGGGCGGCGACCAGGTCGTGCAGCTCGCGCCCGGCGTCTACGCCGAGGCCGTGCCCGGCGGCGAGCTCGGAACCCTTGAGGACTACCGCGGGCTTACCGGGAACTGTGCTGCGATCAAGCGATACACGGAGGCGCACCCGGAGGCTGGCGGATCGACCTGCTGGTGACGATCACGCGGCCTGGTCGAGGTCGCTGGCCGCGGACAGCTCGGGCAGCCAGGCGCGCCAGACCGGTCGGGCGGCCATGATCCCGTAGCGCTCGGCGTCCGGGCCGTGGTCATCTTGCTTGACCGGCTGCTCTTCGCCGCGGGCGAGCGCGGTGTCGTCCCAGACGTAGCCGCACATCTCGTCCCACAGGTGCGGGCACGCCTTGTGGTCCATGACGAATCGGCCGCCGCTGATCAGCGACGCGGATGCGCGGATGCCGACGTCAACGCGGTTGTCCGCCGAGCGGATGCCGGGCCAGCCGTCCGAGCGCATCTGGACCCGCAGCGACGCTGCCGATGGGTCGAGGACGACGAGCGGCGGCTCCGGCAGGTGCTCGATCAGCGGCGCCGCCCACTCGGCGAGCCGGCGGGAGATCTGCGCGTCGGTGAGCTGCCCGGAGGCGCGGCCGTCGTGGCGCCACTCGGAGACGACGTGCAGCCGCTCAGGCACGGCGATCCGCCCGTCGACGATGACCCGAGTGGTGAGCACGATCAGGAGCGCGTGCGTCGGGTTCGACGTGCCGTAGTCCAGCGAGATCCAGCCACGGCGCCACGTCGACGGGTCCGGCGCCGGCGCAGTGTGCTTGCCCTCGTCGAGCATGTCGTAGATCGCGCCCTCGGCGGCAACCCAGTGGCCGAGGATGAACCGCTTGTACCAGAGCCCGGTGAACTCCGAGGCGAGCGCGTCCTTGTACTCCTGGGAGAGGCCGGGGTTGTCGTAGAGCCCGAAGTGCCATGTGGCGAGGTTCAGCTCGTCGACGCGCAGCAGGTACT